GCGGCGGCGATCGATACCGCGGCCATCAATGGCGGCACTGCGAATACTCCTACCGGCATTCTCGCAACGTCAGGCATTGGCGATGTGCCCGGCGGCGCGAATGGCTTGGCACCGACATACGCCAACATCGTTTCGCTGATTGCATCGGTCTCTACCAACAACGCGCTCAGCGGCAGTTTGGCATTTTTGACCAATGCAAAAGTCGTCGCCAAGTGCCGCAATGTTCTGAAGAGCACATCCGACACGAGCTCGAATTTTATCGTCACCGATCCGAACACTATGCTCGGCTACAGATTGGCGACCACAAACCTGGTGCCGTCCACCTTGACCAAAGGCTCGTCCGGCGCAGTCTGCAGCGCCTTGATTTTCGGGAATTTCCAGGACCTGATTTTGGCGTATTGGTCCGAACTCGACATCCTGACGAATCCATTCGAGTCAACGGCGTTTTCAAAAGGAAACGTGCAAGTCAGGGCCATGAGCACCTGCGACGTGCAATTGCGCCATCCGCTGTCGTTCGCGGCGACCAAAGACATCTTGACCACGTAACCATGTCTCCGGAAGTTCGCAGCAACGTCACCGAAATCCGCGCCCGCGGACGAAAGCTTGCCGGTTACGCCGCGGTCTATGGGGTGGTTGCAGAGATCCGGGATTACAGCGAAACGATTGCGCCTGGCGCGTTTCGCCATGCGCTTGCATCAAACAAGGACATCCTGGCGCTGGTCGATCACGACACCAGCAAACTTTTAGCAAGACGCAAGAGCGGCACCCTACGCTTGTCGGAAGATAGTCGAGGGCTAAGTTTCGAACTCGATCTCCCGAACACCACATTGGCTAACGACCTGTTGGCATTGGCCGAGCGATCCGACCTCGGCGGCATGTCGTTTGCATTTGTCCCCATTGACGAGCGATGGGACGGCGATCATCGCGAGCTGCGATCCGTCGATCTCAAGGAAATATCGGTCGTGCAAAGCTGGCCAGCGTATGAGCAGACAATCGTGCAAGCGCGGACGCGGCCGGTTCTGTTTCCGCGTGTCGCGTTGGGCCGCAAGTTTCTGGACAGCATCACATGAATTGGCTCGCGCGCATTTTCGGAGCCGAGAAGCGCAGCGCGCCATCGTCGTGGGATTTGATGCGCGGCTTCGGCATCGAGAGCGAGGCCGGCGTTTACGTGTCGGCGCATCTGGCAGAAAACCTGGCCGCGGTATTTGCCTGCGTGCAAGTCATCAGTGAAACGGTCGCGACGCTGCCCCTTGTCGTGTACCGACGCGCGGGCGACGGGGTGAGATCGAGCCTTCCCGATCATCCTGTCGCCCGCCTTTTTGGCCGCGAACCGAACAGCCTGCAGACGCCGCCGGAATTTCTAGAGGAAATGACGGGGCATGTTTTGCTGCGCGGGAATTCCTATGCCGAAATCATCTTCGACAATCGCGGGGCCCCGGTCGAGCTGATCCCATTGCATCCTGATAATGTCGGCGTGGTGCGCTTTGCCGGCACCCGGCGCATTGCCTTCGATTACAGCGATCCCAATAGCAACCGCACCCGCCGCTTGCTGGCTGAGGAAGTGCTGCACTTGAAAGATCGCAGCGACGATGGCGTTGTCGGGCGCAGCAGACTGCAGCGGGCGGGTGAGGCCTTTGGCATCACCATCGCCACCGAGCGCCACGCCGCCAACACGTTCAAGAACGGCGCCACGTTATCAGGCGTGCTGCAGCATCCGGAAAACATCGGCGACGAAGCGGTAGATCGCCTGCGTGAAAGCTTCGAGGCGCTGCATAAGGGCTCGGGCAACGCCGGCCGCGTCGCCGTGCTCGAGGAAGGCGTGAAATGGCAGGCGACTTCCGTGGCACCGGAGGACGCCGAGCTGTTGGCCTCGCGGAAGTTCGGCGTCGAGACCATCGCCAGGATTTACCGGGTGCCGCCGCCAGTAATCGGCGATCTCGAACATGGCAATTATAGCAACACGGTCGAGCTCAATCGCATGTTTGCCATCCACTGCATCCGGCCCTGGGTAACCAAATGGGAACGCGCGATCGAGCGCGCGCTGTTATCCGACCGCAACATCGAGTGCGAATTCGATATGGACGAATTGACTCGCGGCGACATGCTGACGCGCTGGCAGAGCTACCGCATCATGCGCGAGATCGGCGGCGCCAATGCAAATGAAATTCGCGCCTGGGAGAAGATCAATCGCCGCACCGATCCCGGCGGCGATGAATTCCTGCGACCGGCAAACATGATGCCGGAGCAGACAGGACAACCGATTGCAGATCGCGGCGGAGGCGCTGCGACCAATGCTTGAAGTCATCACGCCCGCCGCAACCTTCGACCTGACCACGGTCGATGCGGTCAATGCCGAGCTAGGGCTTGAAGGCAATACCGCGTCCGACGCGCTGATCTCCGGCTATATCGCCAGTGCAAGCGATAGCGTTGCCAGATACTGCAAACGCATCCTCGTGGCGCAGGAATACGCCGAAACATTCTATGCGCGGAATTACAAAGACGAACTGCTGTTGAGCGAATATCCGGTCGCGGAAATTGCCTCGATCGTCGAGAGCGACATAACGCTGGCCGTCGACGATGCGCGGGTCAACGCCGACACCGGCGCAGTCATCCGATTGTGCAATGACGACCAGACATGGTGGCCGCTCGGCAAAATCGTCGTCAGCTACACGGCCGGTTATGCCGACGACACCACCGGCCTCCCAAGTCTGCCGCCGGCGATTGAGCGCGCGGCGATCGTGCTCGCCTCAATGGCCTATCGCTTGCGCAGCAAACGCGACCCGGCGATCCGCAGCTCGCAGCACGGCGATAGCAGCGTCACCTTCGGCCCGCTCGCCATTGGCGATGGTGGCTTGCCGCCGGAGATTGTTGCGCTGTTGCAGCCGTACAGGGATTACCGCGTCGTCTAACTCAGGAGCTCGGAAGGTGACGTGCTTCAAAAAACGCCATGGGCGCCGAAGCAAAAAGTCAAACCGCGGCCCTGGAGGCTGGCGAAGGATCGACAAAAGGCCCTGATCGGCCAGGTGGCCGACGCGTTGCGCGACAACGGGCAGCCGACGGCCTTCCGCTGGTCGGCAAGTTTTCGCCACGGCCTCAGGTCCGGCTTGTGTTTGGTCGGCTGGCCCTGGCTCGTGGCGGACTTGACCGCCGCTGCCGTGATCGAGCGCGCGTTGAGAAGGCTCGGCGCCACGCGCCCAAGATGGATCGAGGGGCAAAGGAGTTATACCGGCTACGCGCCGTTTTGCGCGAACGAGCAATGCGGCAGGCCGATGCCGCGCGGGCGCCCGGACCGGATGTTTTGTTGCAATGACTGTCGAAAGAGCGCGAAAAATTTCCGATACCGGTGCGAGCACCGCGCCGAGGCCGCCGCGCGTATGATGGCGGCCCGCATCGTGGCGCGGGAGAAAGGGCCGACCCGAACATGCGAATGGTGTCAGCGGTCGTTTAAGGCCCTGGATTACACCGGCAAGAAGCCGCAGCGGTTTTGTGGTCTGAAATGCCGATCTGCCTATGCCAGCAGTTTTGCCGCTGGTTGGCGGCCACGGCTGCTCGACAAGGGCCGGCGGGCGGGGAACGGCAATGGCCACATGAACGGCAAGCCAGAGGCCCCACAAAGCGGGGAAAAATTATTGGGAAATTCACCCGATAACCTTGACAACGGTTATCAGGGAGATTTACCAATAAACGATGGCATTAACCCCCGGTGAATTGATCAAGGTCACGGCCAAGGTGCTCGGATTGTCCGAGGCACAGGTCGAGGCCGCCTATCGGTATTGCCGGCAGGCCGATCTAGTTTCGAGGAAAGGCCGGGGGCGGGGCGCGCCGACGATGACACCCGGCGATGCTGCGACCCTAGTGGTGGCGCTATTGGGCAGCAATCAGACCGTCGATTCAGTGGCAACCGTTCGCCGATACGGCAAGGCGAATGCCTTGGGGGACTTCTCGGCGAAGGAGCTTTCCGAAGGGGTTTCGAGCAAGGACATATATGAGGGCGTCGCCATTACGGCGCTTACCGATCTGCCGCCAGATCATTCGTTTATTGATGCCCTGACCGCGCTCATTGCTACGGCGGCCGAAGAGAAATTGCTCCCCACGCTCCGTCACGGCTGGCCCGAGAACAATCTAACGGTAACAGTTCAAAACCCGGCGACGGTCGCGAGAATCCAATTCGCGCTCATTGGTGGGTCGCACATCACCGTTAGCTATGCGACGGGATGGCCGCCGGATGTAAAAACTGCCGGACCTTCACCGCGCGGTGATCTGGAAGAATTCCGCCGCGTCAGCGCGAAAACAATTATTTATCTCGGCGCAGCTCTCACCGGAAAACTTGACGAGCTTCCGGCCATGGCCGGAGGGGCCGCGCCCGTGACCGCCCCTGTCGGGGCATCAAAGTCGCGGGCGCG